AACCTCTCATCACCATACACCCATGACCATCGACCTCACCGTCACCGAAGCGCAGGCCCTCGTCGGCCTGCTGGACATCGCCACCAAGAGCGGCGGGCTTGAGATCGCACAGGCGGCGCTGCCTCTCGCCGTCAAGATTCAGACCGCGCTGGACGCGGAAGCGAAGACTCCTGCCGAGGACGCCGCATGATCGTCACCATCGACACCGACAACGCTGCGCCTGGGCCGTTCGCCACGGATGCCGAATACTGCCAGTTCGTGATGGCAAACGCGGCACTGTCGTACCAAGTGCAGTACAAGGCTGCCACGGCGGATGCTGGCATTACTGCGGCCCGCGAGGCATACAACGCCAGCCTGCCGCCGGAGCCCGCGCCGAAGCCGGCGGACGCGGACGGGTGAGTCGTGCCCATGTCTGACGCCGCACATGTTCTCTGGGCCATTGTGGCGGCCTACGCCGTCTGGCGGTTGGCGGCGGTCGTGGAGCTATTTGCGCCAGTCCGTGCATCGGAAGCGGCGGACGCCATCGAGGACGTGGACATCCCGGAGGATCTGGTGGCGCTCGCCATGACCCAGAGCGAAGGGTGGGCGCAGGAGGACACGATCAAGGCAATCCGTGAGCGGTACGAGCAACTGCGCGACTGGAACCGAGTCCGGGCCGCGTTCGGCATCGGCCGCATCGACGACTAAGAGGACACCCGGATGACCATGCCCCCGCTGGATTTCGATGCGCCGATGGACCCGCTGGACGATGTCCAGGGCGAGGAGGCGCTGGGCGTGGATTTCGACGCGCTGGTGCGTGAGGCGCTGGGCGAGTCGGCCAATCCGCTCTCGCCCAACGAGCAGGTCGCGCCCAACCCGCCGGACAAGGACGGCCGCACCAAGGCCGAACGCCTGAACGCGCTCCGCAAGGCGCTCTACGGCGCCGACTTTCCGCTGGCCGACCCCGCCACCGCGTCCGACATGGACGCCTGGGCGTCGTGGACGCGCGGGCTGTGGGAGTCGCGGCGCGAGTCCGTGCAGATGCACCTGCACCTGGTCGAGCGCAACCGCCTGTTCCGCGCCGGGCAGCAGTGGATCTCGTCCAACGGGCTGGGCCCGTGGCGCGAACCGGCCCGACCGCGTGACGCCGCGCGCGTGGTGTACAACATGGTGGACAAGGCGCTGGACCAGCGGATGCAGATCATCATGGATCAGCGTCCGGGATTCAGCGTCACGCCGACCACGCAAGACCCCGAGGACCGGCGCAAGGCCCAAGCGCAGCAAGTGGCGCTGGAGTACCAGCACGAACAGCAGCAGATGATGCGGATCGGGCGGGAGGCCGTGTTCTGGGCGCAGACGGACGGCGTGGCCTTCTGGCATCAAGGGTGGGACCCCGACCGGGGGCCGTGGGACGAGCGCATGGGGGACCGGCCGGGCGAGCGCAAGCCGCTGGGCGACCTCGTCACGCAGACGCTGCGGGTCGAACAGGTGCGCGTGGCGCCCAACGCCACCGCCAGCATCCCACCGTACTGGGTCATCATCCGGGAGGTGATCTCGCGTTCCGAGGCGGCGTTTCGCTACGGCGTGACCGGGCTGGACGCCGCCGATACCACGCTGGCCACCGGCAACGCCCCGACCTACAACGGGTCGGAAGGGCTGGGCGCGTGGGTACTGACCCAGACAACCATCGGGGAAGGGCAGCGGCTGCGCGACGAGGACGTGACCGAACGGTTCACGGTCTATGTGGCGCCCCACGCCGACGCCCTCCCCGAGGGGCTGCACCTGGTCGTGGTGGGCGACAAGGTCGTGTTCGGGCCGGATCGGCTGATGTGGGGCGTCATCCCCGTCGTCCCCGTGCGCGACGGCTCCAGCGACCCGTCGTACTTCCCGCGCCCCGTGATGGAGCAGTGGCTGGACCACCAGATGCGGGTCAACGCCCTGCTTTCTAAGTGGGTCGAGAACATCCGCGTCAACGCAGGCGGGCGCTTCCTGACGCGCCCCAACGCCATCGCCACCGAGACGTTCATGGGCGGGGTCACGTCCATGATCGAAATTCGGGGCGCTGGCCCCATGAGCGACACGATCCAGCCGGTGCAGGGGTTCAGCGTCGGGCAGGACGTGAAGGAGGCGCTGGCGCTGGAAAAGACCGCGTTCGAGGACGCCTCGGGCTGGAACGCCGTCTCGCGCGGGCAGGTCACGGGCGAGTCCGGCCGCGCCATCATCGCCTCGCGCGAGCAACTGGAGCGCGTGTTCAGCCCCGCCGTCAACGCGCTGGCGATGGCGTTCACGGACTGGGCCAAGGTGACGCTGGCCGGCATGGCATGGGGCTACGACGTGCCCCGGGCGCTGGGCGCCGTGGGCAAGGGCCGTCCCGACCTCGCGCGCGCGGTGTCGGCCACGGACTTCGACGGCATCTCCGACGTAAAGGTGGACGCCGCCACGATGATGCCGATGCCGATGGCGTTCCGCATGTACCTGCTGGACAACTGGCTGCAGACCGGCGTGATCGACCTCAAGGAGTACCGCCGCCGGCAGATGTTCGCCGTGGCGCGGGACTTGGGGACGCCGGACGAGGACCAGGAAGCGCGCGCCATGCGGGTGGCCGAAGCCATCCGGATGGGCTACGCGCCCCCCGAGCTGCGGTGGCAGGACAACGAGGCGATCCACCAGGACGTGCTGGAGCGCCAGATCCTGCTGCAAGACGACTTGTCGCCTGAGATCATCGCCGCCGCGCAGGAACGGTGGACGGCGCTGGCCAATCAGGCGGCCCAGAAGCAGGGCGGGATGCCCCCCGGTGCCCCCGCTGGCCCGCCGCAAGGTGGCCCCGGCGAAGGCCCGCAAGCGGCGTCCGTGCCTGCGCTCCCGCCGGGCCAGTTGCCCTTGGCGAGCGGCAATCCCCCCATCGGTGTGGCCAACCTCATGCAGCAGACGATGGCTGGCACCGACGAGGCCGAGCAAGCCGCGCTCCAAGCGGACGCCTTATCCCGGCAGACCTAGCACACCCCAGTCCTTCCCTTTATGGAATCCGCTGTCGCAACACCCGCTGCCGCCGCCACGCCGGACACCTCCGGCGACATCAGCGCCGCGATGGACAACGCCGTGGAGTCGGCCATTGCCGAGTTCACGCAGGAACAGGCCGAGCAGGAGCAGCCAACCGAGCCGCCAGCCGACGCTTCGGACCAGCCGGTCCTAGAGGCGGAGGAGGGCGAGGAGGGGGCGACCGAGGACGCAGCCGAGGACGCGGCGGAGGTGGCGCTGCCGGACGGGTTCGTGATGGTCGAGCCGGTGGCCGATACGCTGGCGACCGACTTCGTCCTCAAGGACGCCGAGGGCGAGGAGTTGGAGGTGCCGGCCCTTATGGTCGAGTACAAGGCCAACGGGAAGGTGCGGAAGGACCGGCTAGACCAGGTGGTCAAGCTGGCCCAGTTCGGGGTGTACAACCAGGAGCGCGAGCAGCGCGTCCAGATGGTCGAGCAGGAGGCGCAGGCGGTGGCCCAGCAGCGCGAGGAGCTGGCCGAGATGTTGGCCGAGCGCGAGGCGCAGCTGGAGCGCCTGCTGACCGACGACGAGTTCTTCCTCGCCGTGCAGGAGCAGTTTGCCCGCGAGAACAGCCCGGAGCGTCGGGCGGAGCGGGCGGAGCAGGAAGTGGTGAACTTGCGGGTTCAGCAGCAGATGGAGCAGATTTCTGCAGTAGGAACCCAGTTTTTCCAGAGTGAGGTGGAGCCAGCCCTGGGCGTCATTGCCCAAGCCCTGCCCACCATCACCCGGGACGAACTGGACGAACGATTTGCCGTCGCCATGCAGGCGCACATGGTGGAAGCCCCCGATGGGAGCTACTACGTCCCCATGTCACGCTACGATGCTGTGCGAAAGTACGTCGTTGATGACTTGGCGATCTGGGCCAAGATGATGCACCAGTACCGCAGCGAGTCAGCCACCGATCCCGCACGGGAACAGGCGCTGGCCGAGCGGGACCGGGCGCGAGTCGAAGCACAGAAGGCCAAGCGACAGATCGGTCAGGCGCTCAAGCCCGTCACGGGCGCCGCAGCCCCGGCGAACAGCAAGCCGAAGGCCAAGCCGATCACAACGGTTGACGAGGCGATGGAAAGTGCCATTGCCAGCGTCCTTTCCACGATCCGCTAGCGTCCCATAGGAGGGACTCTCATGCCTGCACCGACAGTCATTACCGATACGGAGCTGACTGGGCTCCTCAAGAACGTCTACAGCCAGTTCCGCGAGAAGGTCCAGAACCAGGTCACCCCGCTCCTCGCCCAGCTGGAGAAGGCCAAGGCGGGCGGCATCCGCAACATGCGCTGGGGCGGCAACAACGTGTTCTTCGACGTGGTCACCGGCCGCTCGTCGGGCGCCACGTTCTCCAGCGCCGGGCACTTTCCGAACGACACCACCGCGCAGGAAGTGCAGGCGAACGTGGGCGTCGTCCGCGCCTACACCACGCGCCAGGTGGACGGCCTCGCCTTCGTCGGGACGCAGTCGAAGGAGGCCGCGTTCACCACGATCCTCCGCAAGACGATGGAGGAGATCAAGGACGCTTCCAAGCTGCTCATGCAGCAGGCGCTCCACAACAAGCCGGACGGCATCGTCGCGCTGGTGTCCAGCTATTCCGCTGGCCCGCCGGTCACCGTCGTGGTGAACAGCCCCTACGGGCTGGCCAACGCCGGGCAGGGCTCGCTGCTCATCTCGGTGGGCGACACCATCGCCATCCTGAACCCCACCGGCCCCGCGGTGCGCGGGCGGGCGCAGGTCACCGCGATCAGCGTCTCGGGTGACAACTCCACCCTGACCCTGTCGGCCGCGATCTCCGGCACCACGGGGTCGGACTGGGTGGTCAAGGCGACCGCGAACGACACCTCGTACAACAGCGCCATGAACGGGCTGGTGAACATCACCAACCGGGGCGGCTCCTACGGGAC